CCTGTGTTTCGTCTGGCATGTCTTTTCCTCTCGGCGTCTCGCCGAAAAAAGGCAACAAAAAAGGGGGCAGTCAGAGATTTCTCTCCAACTGGCCCCATGTGTCTAGCGTTTCATGTGACGTTGGCTGCTATGGTGGGCAGCCCTGCGTTATGCGGTTTTCTGCTTCAACTATACAACTAAAGCGAACAGTTGTCTATAGGTTGTCTAACGCGCGTTCTCCACCTTCGCCCCGTCACTAATCGCCCATTGCGGTTCGCTATCGGCGTCGTGCGGCACAATCACCGTCACTGTGTAAATTCTACCACGTTCCAGCCCTGCCACGCGATAGAGAAAGCGCAGCCAGCGCGACGGGATGCCTGCGGGGTTTGGCTCTTTGACAGGGTAAGCGGTGCGGTGTTCGGCTAACATTTGGCTCCCGTTAATCAGATGCGGGTCTGACTAAGCCCCGCACAATATAAGACACATGCGGCTGACTAACATCGTAACTAAGCATCAGGCCAGTTCTCCTGATACTGCATAAGCTTAATAAGGCAATCTCGCAACTCGGCAAGAGTCATATCCTTCTTGATAGAATTGCAGTCCCTATGCACCCACTTTAGATTGCCAATCTCGCTAGTTCCCCCCTTCGAGAGGGGAATAACGTGATCTATCTCGGCAGTCTCCCACGTCAATGACTCGCCACACAGATAGCATTTCGATGGGTCTCCAAGCGTGCGCAGTTCATCCATCGATGGATAAGGTTTGACCTTGCGACCAAAGATGCGTGCCTTTACGTTATGCCAGACGGTGTACTTTTCTGGCGAACGTCCCTTGTGATGACATGCCTTGCAATGTCCGCGCAACTCAGTTGAATTAGGGCGTCGGAAAAATTCAGAGAGGGGCTTTATTTCGTTACAACGAATACAACGCTTTGTGGTAACATGAGGTTGCATCACATTCTCCTGTAATGTGGTGTCAGGCAGCGGGATGCTGATAACATCGCCGCTGCCACTTTTTCTATTTGAGGTAGTTAAATTATACCACATTTAGACCATCTCCGCACAGAACAAACAGGCTAAAGAGCCTTAAAAATAGCTTGGTTAAATGGTAGTTTTATCAACCTATCTCACCAACTCGGCCAAACTTCGCACTTGCAGGCTTGCGCCCCACGTGTCATTCTCCACGCGTGCCACCACGTCGGACAGGTCGAACTTGCCCGACTGCCAGGCGTCGAAGCGTCCCGCGCCCAGCATGGCGCGCTGTGTGGCCGCGTCCTGGCGTGCGAACCATTGCGGCCCGCGCTCAAACTCAATAGGGGCAGCGCCTTTGACACGCGGTATTGCCTGACAACGCCCCTGCACATGCTCCTCAAATGGCACGTCTAGCGGGTAGAATTGCCCATCCGATAGCAAACAGGCCATGCACGTGCGCACGCTCTTGGCGGCAATCCTCATGTAGCCGCTGACCAGCCCCGACCGTTGGTAGCTTTGGCGGCTGGCTTCGCGATAAACCCGCAACGACTCAGTACGCGCGATGACGATGGCCCGTTCTAGTGGCACATTCGCCGCCTGCCGCATAGCCTGTGCTGTCCTGCTTGGATGCCAGCCCAACGCCACCCCGCGCACCAGTGCCCCCGCCACGTCAGGCGCTTGCTGGCCCCACGAGGCGCGCAATAGCTGGCCTAGCGGCGTACCGTCTCCGGCATTGCCCACCATGTTCTGCACCGCGCTCACAGGCAGCCGGTTAAACTGGCCTGCAATACCCTCGGTCTGCACGTTGACCAACTGTTCGGCGTGTTCGATGCCCCAGCGCGCCATCAACTGCTGCTGCTGCTGCATCTGCTCCACCGCCACGGGCGCGTATTCGCGCAGTTGCCCCCCCATTTGGCGCATAAGGCTTTGATAGCGTTCCATGCGCAGGACGTGCCAGCGCCGCACAGGACGCCCCGCAGTAGCTGCGTTGGATAGTTGCATGGCTAGCCGTTCCATGTCGCCATCTAGCCCGCGTGTAGCGTCCAGCCAGGCCGCTGCCATGCGCGTGCTAGCGGCGCGTTCCTGCGCGTCGAGTTGGGCGCGATAATTTGTCATGGCCTCAATGACGGCACTAGGCATACGTTACGATCCTATAAACGGGCTGCGACGTGCGGGCTGCGCGCCGTTGGTGCGAGTCTCCCCCGCCTGCCTGCTGGCGTTGGTCTCGGCCTCTTGCATGTACGCTTGCGCTAGGCTTGCGGCTTTGGCCTGTTCGTCGGCCTCGTCGCTTTCTAGCTGCTCAATCTCCGCCTCGCTCCACCCCTGTTTGCGCAAGACGGTCTTGAGTGGCATCCCCGCTTCTACCCAGAGTTTCGCCGTCGTCGCATCTTCCTCAGGCTGCGTTGTGCCGGTCTCAGCCCAGATAATGTCAATGTCATCGGGGTCAATTGCGCCTTGCCCGCTGACCACCATCAGCCAGTGCAGGACGTTGCGCCACACAGGTTCAAAGCGTCCCGCGTACCGTTCGGCCTTTTTAATCAGCGGTGCCTCTAATGCGCGTAGGCTGGCCCCACTCGGAATGTCGCCTGTGGCGGTCAGCAGCGTCTTGGGTACGCCTGCCACGGTCGCGATGACGTTAGCGGCGCGGTCAATGGCGGATAGGTAGTTGGCGAGTTCCGTAGCGGCAAACTCCCCGACGCTGGTCGGTTGGTCGCCCTCAGCCCCACCCGGCAATGTCCAAATTTCGTTGGGGCTGTTCTTGAGGCGCAAGGCTGCCCCCTCGCCCACGAACGACGCGATTACGTATCGCTGCTTAAATGCGCCAAACTCGGCAGCAATCATCATGTCCGCCAGCATCTTGTTGAGCTGCGCTTGCAACGGGATAATGTCAGCCAGTTCGCTGCTGAGTTCGCGTCGTTCGCGGCGCAGGTGGTAGACGGGAATTTCGCCGTACGGGTTAGTCGCGGTGCTTTGCAGCGTGAACGCTTTGCCGTTGGACAGTTGGGCGCGCGGCTGGCTGGCCTGCCAGTATTCCAGGCGGTCGGGGTAGTACACCGTCATGTGGGTTGCCACGCTGCCCGTCACGGCGTCGGTCAACTCGTGCCACTTGGCCGCAAAGCGCGGTGTGTGTGGCTTGGCTTCCTCATAGACCATGTGACACAAGCGACTATCGTTAAAATAGGCCTCGATGTTGCCCGCGCCATCCTCACCACAGACAATAAACGCTTCGCCTGTCACCAGCGCGCACAAATGCGCGTCGTAAGCGTCGCGGTCTAGCTCGGTGCTGCGCCACAGTTGCGCCAACGCGCCTTGCGCCGCTTCGTCCTTGCCGTCACCAATCTGGAAGCGTTCGATAGCGATGCGGTCTAGGATGGTGTTGACCACCACGCCGCACCAATTCTCGGAAAAGTTGGCGTTTAGGTCTTTGAAGATTTCGCGCAACTTGGACGCGTTGTAGACAATGGGATGCTGTCCGGCATACCAATCCCATAGCGCGTCGTATCTCTCTTGTTTTCCTTCTAATCCAGCGTAGGCGTACTCAATATCTGTCGGCATAATTACCCCTGGTAGCTTTCCGGCATACGGCGCGGCGGTTTGCCGTCTAAATACATGACCGCATAGCGCAAGGCATCTGCCCCATGATCGTTAATCTTCAACGGTTCCTCTTTGTCAGGTCTGCCCTCCGGCGTCGTCTGCCAGATATAGCCGGGCATTTCCTGCTCGGTGCAAAAGGGCTTGCGTTCTTCCACCAATGCCCCGTCACGTTCCACCAGCGCGCCCTTGAGTAGATACAAACGCGGCTTGTCATCATGCCCGCGTGCCAAGCGCTGCTGTACGGCCTGGATGCCCCGGCTCACGTCCTTGATGGCAGCAATGCTGTGGATGCCCGCCTGTCGCAGCGTAGCCCTATCTTCGGCGTCATGGTCACAAATGGTCGCCTCATAGCTTTCGCCCGACGACAGCAAGTTAATCTTGGTAGCGTGTTCAGCTACGGTGCGCTTCGTCATGTAGATTTCGCGGTAGCGGTACATGCGCCCATCGCCGTCAATCGCCCACCACTGGCACACAAACGGGTTGACGTAGCCAAAATCTATCACGCGGATTTTGCGCCACGCCCGCCACCCTTCCGGCATCCGTTCCACCATGTGGATGGCATCGCTCCACGTGTCATAGACTACGCCTTCAGCCTGCACCCACAGCCCATCGCGCAGACGCAGACCCAGGACGCCCGTAATGCTGGCTAACGTCTCCATGTACTCAGGCGGTAGGTTGGGGTTGTCTTTGGCGCTGCTGAAATGTACCGCTGCCTCCCCGCCATCCATCAGCCGCGTCTTAATCCAGTGAATCGGGCCATCTGGGTTAGTGGTCAGCAAAATTTGCCGCCAGTCTGCCGCCTTGCCACGCAGACGCCCAAGCAACTCGTTATAATCGTCCTCGGTCAGGGCGTTGGCTTCCTCGCACCAAATAAAATCAGCCGACCCGTCGCCGTTGATGGAGCGCAGGGCTTGGCGCTGCCCCTCGTCTTTCATGCCCGCGATAAAGATGCGGCTGCCGTTCTCGTAATGGAACATGAGGTCAGACGATTTGTAACGCACTGCCGGGTCGCTGCCGATAGCCGACTGGATGGCATACACGACCGACTTAGACGCAAACTCGCGCGCCTTGCGCAAGGCAATGCCGACCGCGCCGGGGTACTTTTTCATGTACCCGTGCAATTTTTCCGCCGCGGCGCGAGACTTGCCGCCCCCCGCCGAACCGCTGTACAGGCAGACGCGCGCTTTGTCGCGCCAGGCATTGACTTGCCAGGGCAGCGGCTTATAAATGGCTGTCGGTTTTATCTGCGTCCCAATCATCCGGCGTCACCGTCGTATAGTCCTTGACAATCATGTCTACTGACCCGCTGTGTTCAACCTTTGTCGCAAATAGACTGTGATGCTTGCCAAGCTGCACTAAGGCGGCTTGCTGGTCGTGTAGTTCGACCTCAATCATTGTTTCTTCCCAGGCCGTTCCCTGCTCCGTCACGCCGCTGCGCCGGGTGCGCTTGACTTTGCGCAACATGCTCGTCTTTCCGGCGTCTTTCATGGCGGCAATGTCTATGTCGCCTTCATTGGTCAGCCATTGGCCCAAATCCGCCCGCGCATTTTCGGCCAACCGCATCAACACTTCATCGGCGAGCATGGCTTTTTCTTGCAAGCGCACACGAATAGCGGCATCAATCTCAACATTTCTCAACAATCGCTGACCGGCTGAAGCGGATACCGCCCGACTCTTAGGGCTGTACACTCGGTGATATGCCTCTGTCGAGTTGAAACAACTAAGATATTGGTCAACAAATGCTTGATGTTTGGGCGATAACGCCACGGTCAATCACTCCCCATTGGCGGCGCTGTCACCACCACGTAATACGTCGCGCTCTGTCCACAGCCCCACACCGTATGCTCTGCAAACCAGCCTAAACTTAGCATGTGGTCGCGATGCCCTGCATGTGCGGCTAGGTCTCTCGCGGCCTCGTCAGGTGCGTCCCATGACCGCGTGACACTCTCGACCTGATTGCCCCTGACAGGCCAGTAGCTAGGCAGCGTGTAGCCCGCGGCGCGTACCCTCTCGTTGGCGGTGCTGCCCCCTGCCCCGGCGTGTGGGTCGTCAGCAAAGTCATTGGCGGCTAGCCACTCAGCTTGCGTTTGCGCGGCTGCGGCTAGCCTAGCGTCATGGCGCATGGTAGCAGCCCTCTCGCCTAGCAACGATAGCCACGCCGCCGTAAACACGTCTAGCGGGCTGTCTGCGCTGCCCTCGCCCGCGACGGCGTGTGACTGGGCGATGCGTGGCAGAAAGTGACGCCAGCGGGCCATTAGCGTTCAAGTACGCGCACGCTGACCGTGCGTTCGTCAGTACGGCTGGCACTGGTGACAATCAGGCAGGCAATGTCATAGGTCGCGCCGACTGTGCCGCCACTCAGCCACACCGTAACCGACGTGCTGCTGTCGGTAATGCTGCTGCTGTCAACCGTAATGCCCGTTGACGCCGTAATGGTGCGCGTGGCAATCGTGTCACCTGTCTCTAGCCAGTCCGACCAATCGAAGCGATAGTCAAGTACCGCATCAGGGTCTTTGGTAAACGATTGTGGCATAGGCTACTTTTCCTTCAATAGTGCTTGCAGTTCTTCGCGCACAATCTTTCGGATTTCCCCACGTAGTTCATCCATCATCAAGTCTGTTATGCGTGCGCCCCGGTGATTGCTTGGTTTTTCACTGACCCATAGTTCCAAGTTCTCTGGACGATTGTCAGCACGATCACCGTTCTTGTGATGAACCTGCTCCCCTTTTGCCAACGAACGTCCTAGCATTTCTTCCATCACAACACGATGCTCAAGGACATATCCAGCCTTATCGGCAGCAAGATGGTCAGGCCTATACAGCGAGATATAGCCATGCGTATTGACCTGCTTGCCGCCCTTCCAGTTATAACTAGGGCGTTCGCTCATTGCCTTATAAGCACACTCGCGAGAACAATACTGCTCAGAATGGAACATCGGAAACGACTTTCCACAGTATTTGCAGTTTGACCTGCCTTGCGACCGCCGCCCCTTTGCATTTCGTTCAGGCAACGGAGGCTCCAGCCCAAGTACACTGCACACGGCAATCAACTTTTCATCGCTCGGCCAGTTGAACTCACGTTCCCATTTCGATACCATCGCCTTGAGAACTCCAGCTCGCTCTGCAACTTCACGCTGTAGCAATCCCTTCTCTTCGCGTGCCTTCCGCAATGTCTCCCCGAATCCTGGTAGTGGGTACTCGCGTACCTTTCGCTCTGCCATAATTAACTCCTTTCGTAGGACTTAATTATAGCATATCGTTGAGACATATCAAAATGTGTTACAGCGCAAAAATGCCACTAGCGTTCCAAACGACATTAATATCGCCTCCGTTAGGCGTGACGGGCAGTCCACTCGAAGCACTATCAATATACGCGACCAGCCGGTCGGTGGCCGGGTTGCCTGTGTCCACGAAGATCACAATCGCCTCAGCGGTTGCGCCGGTGACGGCGGTAAAGGTAATGTCTGCCGCGTCAAAGACGCCGCCCGTGGTCGTCTTGCTGGCAAACAGGCCGGACTCGGTGCCGACCACGCCCGTTAGGTCAGCGTAGAAATCATGGGCGGTGTTGTAAGTATAGGTGCCGGTGTCAATCAGCACAGCGCGAATGTCAGCGGCCAACAGGTCAATGTCGCCGTCCAGAAATGCCTTTTTTGCAATCGGATAGATAGCACTAGCCATTGTGTAATCTCCTAACTCACTGAATAGGTACGAACTTCTGCGTTAATCTCAATCGTTCTGTTTTCGGCCTGCACCGCATAGACCCGGCTTTCGGCGGGAATCGTATAGGTGCGTTCGGCGCTGGCCGTAAACAACGAAACAAGAATCTGGTAAATCGTCGCCCCGCTTGCGATGGCGTCCAGGTTAATCGTCTGCCCTGTGGCAATGAATACCTGGGGCGCATAATGCGTCTCTGTGCTAGCGATGGCATGGACGGAGACCGTCACCGCGCCCGCTGTGATAGCAGGCTGGTAATGCGTCTCACCGCTGGCTATCACGTTGGGCGAGATGGTCACGCCGCCCTGCACCACCGCGGGCGCATAATGCGTCTCGCTGCCAGCAATAGCGTTGACGCTGACCACAACCACCGTCGTAATGGCGGGTTGGTGTACCGTCGCCCCACTTGCCAGCAGACTAGGCGATACCGTCACCGCGCCCGTTGTAATTGCCGGGGCGTAATGCGTCTCAGTGGACGCTATCACGTTGGCGGTTATCGTCAGCCCTTGCGTTAGCGCGGGCTGGTAAACGACGGCGCTGCTGCTGATGGCGTTCAGGCTGACCGTCACCGCGCCTGTTGTCACAGCGGGCGCATAGACCGTCGCTGTGCTAGCGATAACGTCCGGCTGGATGGTCACCCCACCCTGCGTGACCGACGGCTGGTAGACCGCCGCGCTGCTTGCCAGGACGTTGAGCGATACACTGACCGCGCCCACCGTTAGCGCAGGCGGGTAGACTTGCGCGGCGCTGCTAAGTGCATTAAGCGAGACCGTCACCGCGCCGACCGTGACGGCAGGGTTATGCACCGTCGCTGCGCTGCCTATCGCGTCGGGTTGTATCGTTACCCCGCCCTGCGTGACAGACGGCTGGTAGTGTGCCTCACCCGATGTGATGGCATTGAGGCTAATCGTTACCGCGCCCACCGTAATGGCGGGTTGATAATGAGCCTCCCCACTCGCGATATCGTTGAGCGAGATGGTCACAGCGCCGACGGTAATAGATGGCGCGTAATGCGTCTCACTACTGGCAATGGCATTGACGGCAACGGTTGTCAGCGTTGTGACAGCAGGCTGGTAGACCACCTCGGCACTACTGGTAGCGTTGGCCGATACACTGACAGCCCCAACCGTGATAGACGGTTGGTAGTGTGTCTCGCTGCTGCTGATGGCGTTGGCTTGTATCGTCACCGCGCCGATACTGACAGTAGGCTGGTAAACTTGCGCGCCACTGGTGATAACGTTGGGCGCAATACTGACCGCGCCACGCGTGACCGCGGGTTGATAGACCGTTGCCCCACTTGCCAGGGCATTGGCGTTGATCGTGACCGCACCGCGCGTAACGGATGGCTGATAGACCGTTGCGCCGCTGCTAATCGCGTTAGCGTTGATGGTCTGCGCACCGCCGCCCGTGTCAGGCTTGAGGGCCAGCAGGATCGCCGCTTTGTCGGTCGT